GCGTTCCTCCGCTAGGTTTTGACCATTTCACATTGTGAAACGCCATTGCAAAATTCCGCATCACTTTCCAGAAAGCAGTACGCCGAGCATCGCGGCTGCTCGCCGAGCTATATCACATATCTCGGTAAGCATGGCCGGCTGGTGCTTGACGCCAACGGCAAGGTGCTGGTCAAGGAAACCGACCAGATGGTCGAGAACACTGGCGGAGATCGGCCGGACGTTTCCAGCCGCCATGCAGCCGGGCGCTCCAATGCCAAGGCCAGGAATGCAACCGAGATTCAGCAACGGGAAGCCCCCGCGTTTTCCGGCGAGCAGATCGGCAACAGCATTGCCGCAAGCCGTGCCATCAAGGAAAAGTATGCAGCCCTCACCGCCAAGATTGATTACGAAACCAAGATGGGCGCCCTTGTCCCGCGCGAAGATGTCGATGCCGCCATGCGGTTCATAGGCGCCGCAGTGAGGTCCGCTCTTGACGTTCTGCCAGACCAGACCGCACCGCTGGTAGCGCCTATCACTGACATGGCAGAGATTCACGAGGTGCTGGCTGAAGCGTGCCGCAACACATTGCAGAACGTTAACGCCACTATCGCCAGGCAACAATCAGAAATGGTCAACGCCAAAAAATGACCGTCAAACTATCCAACTGCCTTGATACATTCTGGCAAGCAGCCGCTCCGCGCCGCGCCTTGACGGTTTCGGCGTGGGCAGACGAACATCGGGAACTATCCGGCAAGCAGGCCGGCGAGCGCGGGCGCTGGCGGACCTCGCGCACGCCATTCCTGCGCGAAATCATGGATTGCCTGTCCGCGAATTCGCGGGTGCAGGACATCGTAGTTATGAAGTCGTCACAGGTCGGCGTCACTGAGGCAACGGTAAATTTTCTCGGCTACGTCATCGACCATGCCCCCGCGCCGGTAATGGTGCTCATGCCGACGCTGGAAAGCCGCGACGCATGGAAGGCGCAGAAGCTGAACCCGCTGCTTACGGAAACGCCGTCAATTCGCGCGTTGCTCGGCGGCCAGCGCTCGCGCGACGCGGCCAACCGCCAGGACATGATCGACTTCCCTGGTGGCGTGTTGTTTTTGGCCGGCGGCAACTCGCCGAACTCCTACGCGCAACGCTCTGTGCGTTACCTCATCATGGACGACCTCGACCGCTTCCCGCCCGAAGTCGGCGAGGAAGGCGACGTGGTAACGCTGGCCAAGGGCCGGACCAAGGCATTCGCCCGCGCCCGGCGGATGTTCATCTCGACGCCCACGGTACGGCACGAAAGTCTTATTGAGCGCGAGTGGCTGAAATCAGACCAGCGCCGCTACCATGTGCCGTGCCCGCACTGCGGAGAATACCAGCCGCTCGAATGGGGCGGGCCGGAAGCGAAGCATGGTGTCAAATGGACGGCCGCCGATGGCGCCGTCACCGCGGCATGGTATGTCTGCGCGCATTGCTCAGGTGAGATCCACGAACACCACAAGCCGGCGATGCTAGCCGCCGGCCGCTGGATCGCCACCCACCCCGAGCGCCCGATACGCGGCTATCACCTGACCGCCCTGCTGGCACCCATTGGTCTTGGCCCGTCCTGGAAGGCTCTGGCCGAAGAATGGCAGCACGCCGTCAAATCTCCGGGCACACTGCGCACCTTCATCAATACCCACCTGGGCGAATGTTGGGAGGAGCAGGGCGACCATATCGAGCCGGTCGGCTTGCTTTCCCGGCTGGAAGAGTACGAAGAGAAGCATGATAGCCTAGCGCGGACGGCAGGGGCTGACGTGCAGAAAGACCGTATCGAATGCACGATCTTTGACTGGGACGCAGGCGAAGAAGGGTGGGCGATGGACCATATCATCGTGCCAGGCGACACTGCCCACCCGGATACCTGGCGCCGGTTCGCTGCCGAGATTGAAGAATGGGCGCCGGAAGCCGTAGCCATTGACTCCGGCTACAATACCAGCATGGTTTATTCGTTTGTCGAAAAGCGCCGTTGGGCAATGGCCGTCAAGGGTCGGCCGGGACGTGGCGTTCCAATTGTCGAAGACGAAAAAGCCCGGCGCCAGCGTCTGCGCCTGCAACGCAAAAAAGGAATTGCCGTGCATCTGATCGGCGTCGATCAGGCCAAGGCGTTGCTGTTTTCCCGCCTGAAGATCATCAAGCCAGGCCATGGCTACATTCATTTTCCGAATTCGCCGGCATTCGATGATGAGTATTTTGCTCAATTGACTGCTGAAAAAATTGTCACAAAGATGCGCGGCACCCGCCCCTATGCGGAGTGGGTTCAGACCCGGCCGCGAAATGAGGCACTGGACTGTGCCGTCTATGCGCTGGCCGCGCTGCGCCTGTCAGGCATCGACCTGGCCGCTCGCGCTGCTGGCAATGCCAGGAAATCAGACGTGCCGCCATTGCCGCACATGCCGGCAATCAGCAGGGCGCCGTCGCATCATTTCGGGAGCGAAGAATGGGCGCTATGAATCACGCCGACACCATCGACCAGGACGCTGCCGTGAATTTCCGAAACACCCTGATACGCATCATCCGCTCATCGCTTGGCCTGCCGGAAACCGTCGCGCTGCCGATGGCGGATGCGCTGGCCAAGGGGATGTGTAGCGAACTCGGGGGGCTGTACATCACCAAGCGCGAAATCCGCGGATCACGTGACGAAGCCGTGCGGCGCGACTTCACTGGCCGCAATCACCGCGACGTGTGCCGCAAGCATGAAATCAGCAGGGCGACGCTGTACCGGATAACTGGATCAAGAAAACAAGATTAAGTCAATGTCTCACTTTTACAAGAAATGAGACGGCCCACGAATTACCCTGAATCCTCCGAAAAGGAGTCCGCATGGCCTTTACTTCCTCCGACCTTGACGCCGTCGACCGTGCCATCGCCTCCGGCGAGTTGACGGTGCGCAGTAATGACCGCATGGTGACATACCGCAGTATGGATGAATTGATCGCCGCGCGTGCCGCAATCAGTGGCGCACTGGCAGCCGCGAGCGCCAGCACAGCCGTCTATCCGCGTTATCAGCTTGCCGACTTTTCGGACGATTGAACATGGCAAACCTGATCGACCGCATTGTCCAGTATGTCTCGCCGTCAGCAGCGCTCAAGCGCGAACACGCGCGGCGCATCCTGGCCTACTACGAAGCAGGGCGCTCCGACCGCCTGCGCAAGAACCGCCGCGAGACTGGCAGCGGCAATGCCGCCGTGTCGCGTGCCGGCAGCACGTTGCGCCAGCAAGCCAGGCACATGGAGCAGAATTACGACATCGCCCTTGGCGTCCTGAATACTCTGGTAGCGAACGTCGTTGGCGCCAACGGTATCGGCGTCGAGCCGCAACCGCGCCGTGCCGATGGCAGCATTCATGACGAATTCGCGCGCCAGCTACTTGACCTTTGGAAAGACTGGGGCCGCAAGCCGGAAGTGACTTGGTGCCACGACTGGCCGGCCGCGCAGCGCCTGCTGGCGCGCACATGGTTTCGTGACGGCGAAGTGTTCGCGCAGTCGGTCGAAGGAAACGGCCCGTGGCTTGACCACGGCACCCGCGTACCGCTAAGTCTGGAATTGATGGAACCGGATTACGTACCGATGGAATTCTCTGCGGCCGCTACCGGCAACGCGCGTATCGAGCAGGGGATTGAAATCAACGCCTGGGGCCGCCCGGTTGCCTTCCATGTCCTCAAAGTTGCGCCAGGCGAAACCGGATTCGGCATGACTTCAGGGGGCGGGCAGACCAAGCGCATCGACGCTGGCCGTATGCTGCACCTCGCTACCCGTCATCGCATCCGCCAGTTGCGCGGCGTGTCCGTTTTCGCCTCGGTCCTCAACCGCTTCGACGACCTGAAAGATTACGAAGAGTCCGAGCGCATCGCTGCGAAGGTCGCCGCATCGATGGCAGCCTTTATCAAGAAGGGTACGCCGGACGCATACGACGCGCCGGAAGATACCGAGCAGCGTCAACTCAAAATGCGCCCTGGCATGATCTTTGACGATCTCCGCCCTGGCGAAGAGATCGGCATGATCGACACCAACCGGCCGAATCCGAATCTTGAAACCTATCGCAGCGGGCAGATAAAGGCCATCGCCTGTGGCACCGGGCCGACCTATTCCAGCATCGCCAAGACCTACGACGGAACCTACAGCGCGCAGCGTCAGGAACTGGTCGAGGGCTTCGTCGCATACGCCACCCTGTCCAACGAATTCTCTTCACGCATCGTTCGCCCGGTCTGGGAAAAGTTCGTTGCCCTGGCCGTCCTGTCCGGCGCTATCCGCGTGCCAGCCGATGTCATCGCCATCAGCCTCAGCGACGCGATCTACATCACCCCGCAGATGCCGTGGATCGACCCGAAGAAGGAAGCCGATGCCTGGGCCGCGCTCGAAGACCGCGCCTATGTTTCGGGGCCGGAGATCATCCGCAAGCGGGGAGGGAACCCGATTGACGTACTCGACCAGCAGGCCCGCTGGCTGCGCGAAAAGGAAGCCCGCGGCATTCCGGTCAATGCCGCCGATCCGCAGCCGGACCCTGTGCCGGAACCGGAGCCGGAAGGCGATGACTTGATGGCAACTGCGCTTCTTGAAGGCCAGCGCAGTATCGGCAGCGCACTGGCCAGCCTGGCGTCGCGCGAACAGCCCGCGCCGCAACTCACCGTGCATATGCCCGGCCCTGGCAAGCCGACCATGAAGGTCGGGCGCCGCCTGGCCGATGGGTCTGTCGAAATCCGCGAAGTCGAGATTGAGGAGCCAGACGATGAGAATTGAGACCTGGGCCGCCAACAACCTGGCCGACGTTGCAGCCGACCTCATGTCGGGCGGACGCGTTGACGTACTCGACGAGGACGGCGTGCGCCTTGCTTCCTGCGCTTTTGCCGAGCCGCCTTTTTCGGCAGCAGCCGGCGGCGCTGTCAGAGCCAATCCGTTTCCGCCCGCGCGCGCCGATGCCGATGGCGTCCCGGCGTCATTCGTTGCTTATGACTCGGAAGGGCTGGCCGTGCTTTCCGGGAGTGCAGGATACCGCGACGAAGAACCCGCGCCTGAGATGCAATTCAGGACGCGCGTTATTGTCAAGGATGCTGACGTTCTGGTCGAATCTTTCGTCTTCGCAGTGATTCAGGAAGGGGCGCCTGAATGATTTCCGCGCAGCAACTCCACAAAATCATGCCATCGGCAACGCCGGCACGCATCGCCAATTTCATCGGGCCGCTGAACGATACGATGAACGAATTTGCCATTACCACGCCGGCACGGCAGGCGGCATTCCTGGCGCAGTTGGCGCACGAGTCGGGTAGCCTGCGCTACGTGCAGGAAATTGCCAGCGGTGCGGCATACGATAACCGTGCCGATCTCGGCAACATGACGCCGGAAGCGATTGCGCTGGCGAAGGCGGCCGGCACGACGCCGGGCAAATACTACAAGGGGCGCGGTCTGATCCAGATCACCGGCTACAACAACTACCGCGCCTGCAGCCGTGACCTGCTGCACGACGCGGACGAACTGTGCAAGCATCCGGAAATGCTCGAGATGCTGCCGCTGTCTGTCCGCTCGGCGGCATGGTACTGGGATTCCCGCGACCTCAACGCGCTGGCCGACGCCGGCAAGTTCGACCTGATCACCAAGGCCATCAACGGCGGCTACAACGGCATGGCCGACCGCCAGGCGTACCACGCCAGGGCGCAGAAGGCGCTCGCCAGCAGCGAGGATGCCGCCGGGCCTGCCCCTTTTCCGAACAAGAAGCCCAACCTGTTTCAGAGGATCGCCCAATGGTTCCGTTCGTAGCCGCCGCACTCCCTGCGCTGGTCCAGGCCGCGCCATCGCTCATTCGCATCTTCGGCGAAAGCGCGCAGGCCGAGAAAAACGCCAAGGCCGCCGAAGTGGCGGTCGAGATCGCCAAGGCGGTCACCGAGCAGAAGACGGCGGAGGGCGCCGTCACTGCACTGCAGGCCGATCCTGAACTGGCCTCGACCTACGCAAAAGCGGTTTCGGCGCATTGGTACGAACTCGCCGGAGAAGCCGGCGGAGGCGGGATTGCCGGCGCGCGCCAGGCAGACCAGGCGGCAATGCAGCAGGGCAAGCCGTGGATGTCCCCGGCGCTGTGGGTCGCCGTCCTGATCCTCCCGCTGGTGTATATGGTTGTCGCCGCCGTCATGTTCGGCGAGGGGTGGACGAACGACATCCGCGCGATGGTCGTTTCCTCGATCATCAGCCTTGTCCTTGGGTCAGTCACCGGCTTTTTCCTCGGTACCAGTTACGGTAGCCAGCAGAAAACCACCATGCTGGCGGAGCGCCGCTGATGGTGCGCGAATTCGACCCTGATGACTGCGACGGCGATATTCAGCACGTCCACCGGAGATCCCTTGACGGCGAGGCCGTCGCGCATCTGCACAGGCGCCTTGACTCAAACCGGGAGATGCTCGGCGATACGCGGGAAATGTTGATCGAAATCCGCGAGATGCTGACGCAGCACATTGCCCTCGACGCGGAAATGAATCCGGCAATCAAGGAACTTGTCACACTGTGGCGCGGGTCGAAGCTGATGGGGCGTATCGTGGTCGGCCTGTCGGCTGCGATTGCGGCCGTTACCGGGATTTTTGTTTGGGCAAAGGACCACATCAAATGACCCGTAAAAAGATCCGCTTTCCGTGGCAACGATAACCACCTCGCAGACTTTCGACAGCGCCGCACGGACGGCGGGCGAGGCGTTTACCATCAACTCGGGCGCCATCTTCACCATCGACAGCGATACATGGTAGTGATCTGGCGCGGTTCGCGCATCATGGGGAAAGTCATCATGTGGTTTATCAGCCTCGCGAGCGCGCTTGCGGCCGGATGGGTCGCAGCCAAAAAGTTGATTCTGTTTTAACGTGAAATTGAAAGGATAAGCAATGGCCGCAACTGTACAGATCGTCGAGAAAAACGGTGCCGGCGGCACCCAGACCGACAAGACGAGCGGTACAATCCGCTTCAAGAATGCCGACAACAGCACTGTCGACACCAGCAACCCGATGGTTAAGCCGGGCGCTGGCACTGACTACTCTTTCGAGAAGTGGCTGCGCATGAATGTGAGCGGCGGGACCTACACCGAGATTACCAACGTCAAGGCCTACATGGACGGGTCAAACGGCCTCGGCACAGGGGTCGCGCTGTATGCCAAGGCGGTCGCAAGCTACACGACGCCGGCCGAAGCTACAGGCACCGCTGGATACACCGATGCGTTCACATATACCAGCGGTTCGCCGCTCACGCTCGGCGCTGGCCCCTACACCAGCACCGGCGAAAAGGCCGATCATCTGGTCATGATGCTTACCGTTGGCACCAGCGCATCCGGCGGAATCACCCCGAGCGAGACCCTTGTTTTGGCTTGGGATGAGATTTGACATCTATATGATATAGTTGTATAGTGTTGCTTCGCTATGACAGGAGGCAAACATGAAGCGGCAATACATGATTGATCGATGGGAGGCGTACAGAATAGATGCTTTCTGGAAACGAGTTAGCCGATGTGGAAACGATGAATGTTGGAATTGGACGGGGTTTGCAAAAGCCGGGCCAAAGAACCCGTCTCCTTATGGGATTCTTGGGTGGCGCGGTAAGTCAAGTCGTGCGCATCGCGTTTCCTACGAAATCTCCATCGGCACGATACCAGAAGGAGCGATGGTTCTGCATCGCTGCGACAACACGTTGTGCTGCAATCCAAATCACCTATATCTTGGAAATCACGCGCAAAACATGCGAGACATGGTGGATCGTAAGCGTAGAAAAGGAACAGGAAGCGGAGAGGAAAACGGCAGAGCGAAGCTCACCAAGGAACAGGCTGAAGCTATTCGTGCAGAGTATGCGCAAGGCATTCGTTCTCAGCAATCAATCGCTGACCAGTACGGTATCAGTCAGTTCGCAATTAGCCAGATCGTAGCAAACAAAAGGTACAGGAAATGACGCAACAGATTCACGAAATCACCCGCGATGAGCACGGAAACCAGATCGG